GGGCAATTGAAGATGTTTGATGTTCGAAAGGTGATAAAAAATGGGATCAGCAAAGAATTGGAATAAAAAGGAATTAGAATATTTGAATGAAAATTGGGGTAAATTTACATTGGCTCATCTTTCTTCCCGATTAAAAAGAACGATGATAGGAATTGCTATAAAAGCGAAAAGAATGGGTTTTGGAGCATCCTCGAAGTCGGATGAATATATAACGGCAAACCAAGTTGCTGTTTTGCTGGCTATTGATAGACATACAATTGAAAGATGGATCAAAAAATATGATTTAAAAATTACAAGAAAGGTTTTGCTTTTCAAAACACAATTCTTCTTGATAAAACTTCCCGATCTTTGCAAATGGTTGGAAAAGAATCAAGACAAATTTGATAGTAGAAGAATAGAATTATATTCTCTTGGATGTGAATTTTCTTGGTTAAAAATGAAAAGGATAAAAGATAAAAAACTTGCAAAAAATCGGTTTAAGAAATGGACCAATCTTGAAATACAAAGACTTATTCTCTATTCAAAAAAGATGTCTTATAAAAAAATTGCTCAATTAATGGATAGATCATATAATTCGATAGATAGAAAAATTTATAGATTAAGAAAAAGACGATTAATAATTTGATATTCCATAAAAAATAATATATAATACCAATAGGGTGTAATTATGAATAAAATCACAATAAGAAAAAAGAAAATAAAAGCATACAAGAAGCCGATCATATTTCATTCCCCACTACCTTGCGGCGGTGGGTTACCCCATATGATTGGCTTTTTTGTATGCTTTGTTTTATATTGAGGGGTAACTAATTGAAAAACAAGGGTTGGGTAAAACTGTATAGGGGGCAATTCTTTCATTGGATCTCAAAAAAGCCCTGGTGTGATGGTTATGCCTGGTGTTATTTGTATAGCCAGGCTAATCACAAGCCGGGGATGATCAATTTCCGGAATGAGTATATCAAGATAGACCGGGGCCAATTTTTGACATCCAAAAAGAAGTTGATGAAGCTTTTTGGCTGGACAAGGGCTCATATAAATAATTTTATTTTAGGCCTAAATACGGACCACATGATAACATACAGAACGACCCACAGATATACTCTTATAACCATTGGTAACTATAAGGTTTATCAAGATAAGGTATTGAATAGTAGCACACAGAACGACCCACAGATTGACATACAGACGACATACAGACGACATACAGACGACCATAAACAAGAATGTATTAAGAATGATTTAAGAATGAATAAAGAATTAAGCGATTCAGAAATTAAGAAAAATAGGGAGAATGTTACCAAGAGCAAAAAGATGTTTTTGGATATCGTGAAAAAGAAAAAGAAAGGGGGTTAAATAAATTGAAAAAAGTTTTAGTTACAATAATACAGCATACTATTATCGAATGGAAATGTACTAATTGCAATAAAATGAATCAAAAAACAGTATATACTAAAATTGATGGTAAACCTTTAGAATGTAATTATTGCGGTAAAATTTTTAAAGGCTATATGATTTTAGGACAATAAAATAATACAGGGGGTATTAATCTAATGTTTGTTTCAAAAGCGGGGGCGAAGGTCAGATCTCAAAAGGATAGGATTATTAAGATGCTGAAAAATGGTATTCGTGTATTAGATATCGCAAAAAAGTATCATGTAACAGAAAGTACAATGTATAAATATTTTAACCGGTGGGGCGTAGAAATCATAAGGTGTAGCAAATACGAGAGAAGGGAATTTGAGGATAGACAGAAAATAAAAAAGAGGCGGCATTGGAAGCGGAAATGTAGCCCGGAACTTATTGCAAAGAAGGCGATTAATCAAAAGACCAATGATAAGTATATTCGCTATATAAATGTCGAAAGTCAAAAAACAAGGGATGCCAGGTGGATTAGTAATATTTTGAATAAAGCGTATTTATAAAAAAAAGGGGGTGAGATAGTGGGCGAAAAAATAACTGAATTAATCAAAAAGAATAGTGGATTATTAAGGCAATTGACTTTTTTGAATAGTGAGGTAAAAGATTTAAAAGTTAGGGTTAAGAAATTAGAGGAAGCAAAAACATATTTTCCATTTACTGAGAAAGAGATCAGAAATATTAAAGTAGGGGGGACTGATTAAATGAAAACGGAAGAATTGATTGGATGGTTTAAAGAAAAAGGTTATCGATTTGTTGAGGTATCAAAAGAATTTGGCTTTGTAGATAACGATACAGTTATTGAATGTTTACAACGTGGCTTAAAGTTTGAGAAGATTGTGAAAGAGTTGGAAGAAGAAGCAGAAGCAAGAAATCATTTTATCGTACCAGGAGAATATTTAGCAAAGAAAGGCGGAGTTATGGAGTATCTTATAAAGACACTTAAGCGGAAATACTTCCCGAAACAAAAAAAGGAATATCCTTTTCGGCAAGAAGAAAGACATATTAAAATAGTATTTCAAGATGGCGAATCAATAGATGTAAAATTGGTAGTAACGAAGCAGCCAAATGGTAGAATATTAATATCAAGCGGACCATTAGGAGATACTTTAGAAACCGGTTATAAAAAGGATGTAATTAAATGAAAGCAAAGAAATATAAACCAAAGATCCTGGAAGCCGATATAAAAAGACTTACCTGGGATTATATGCAGATCAAGGGCTGGTTTATATTCCCGATCCTTCAATCAATGGGCTGCTATAAGGGGATCTCTGATTTTATTGCCATTAAGACCGGCCGGACAGTATATATCGAAACGAAAAGCCCGGCCGGCAAGCAGAGGCCGGATCAGATTGATTTTCAGGCTGATATAGAGGCAAAAGGCGGGGAATATTTTTTAGTGGATTGTTATGAGGATTTGTTAAAAATAACGGAAAGGAGATAATTATGGACAGTATAGAACAATTAGTTAAAGAATTATTAGAGTATTTTTTTGCATCAAAATATTGTGAAGAAGATTGAATCAGAAGATGGGGAAATTCTAATCTATAAAGTTGGAGATAATCTCGTTAGGGTGGATATCAAAATTGACTAAAATAATTAAATAATATAGAATGGAAAAGGAGTGAGAAATTATGGATTTAAAAACCATAAAAAGGTTGATAATATTTTTTTGTGTATTATTTGTAGCGTTAATAATTACGGTGGTAATAATAAATCAAGGGCAGAGCGAAACCGCAGAAATAACCAATAATGGAGATCTTATATTTGTAGATAATACTTTTACCGCTTGGGAAGCAACTTCAATAATATTCGGTAATGATGTAGGTAAGATATCATGGGATGAAGGAGTATTGGAATTTGAAGGTAATCTTACTGAAAGCATGGAGATATTTTTTGATTATCTAAAACCAATGATTGATGGATATATAGAAGATGAATCAAAGAAGATAAAAGGCGTTTCTTATAAGGAAAGCGGAAATTACATTGCAGAACTTGAAGAAAAAGTAGAAGAATTGACGATAGAAGAAGGAGAGGATATTCTATTCCAATTTACTACAGAAGGGGAATTCTCAAAAACATTCATACCCGATTTATTTCTGAAAATAGTAAATACTGATATGAGTAAGTGTCTCATAGACGATAGATTAAGATTAGATCTAAATGGCGAAATATACTGGATTAGATTGGAGAGGTAAATGTTTAACGAAGAAGAAATAGACAAATGGTTTCAAGAAAAATTTTATAAGGATTATTCGAAACATCGTCCCGATCATATAGATACCCCGGGGTATAATCCAAATATTAGAATGCCGGATCATCCGATGTGTAGATGTATAATTAACCCAACATATAAAACCAGACTTGAAATATCAGCATTATTTGTTGTGCATATGCTTATACAGGAATATAAAGAAGAATGTGGGGGAAGTCTTATATGGATAAATTAACTCGGAAAGATAAACACAAAATATTGTTAAAGAATAAAAGATATATTATCGAAAGATATAACAAAAATATCCCGATTAAAAAAATTGCCAGAATATATAGAGTATCCACAGGTTGCATAAGCAATAATTTAAAATTGTGGGGTATAAGGAGAAAACACGGCGTCAAATATCTTTTAGGTAAAATACTTCTAAAAGGTGATTGAAATGTCCGGACACAAAAAGGTGGATAGCAAAACAAAAGCAGAGAGAATTTATGAAGTCAGTAGATTATTGAGAAGGAAGCCACTCAAATATATAGTACAGTATATGATAGATGAATGGAAAATTAAAAGATGCCAAGCTTATAGATATATTAAATTGGCAAGAGCAGAGTGGAAAAAATATTTCGAGAAATTAGAGGGTGATGGTATCGCATACCATGTTGCCCAGATAAGGGACTTAAAAGACCGAGCCAATGAACAGAAAATAGTTATTGGAAAGGGTGATAATAAACAAGTTATAACTATAGCAAATTTACCTTTGATCCTGGATATAACCAAAGAGGAAGCCAAGCTAATGGGGATCTATCCGGCCGAGAAGCATGAGGAAATCAGGAAGGTTATTGTATTGGGGAAGAAGGAAAAAGAAGATAAAAAAGATGATGTAAAATGAGTGAAACCGTTATCGATGTAACCGATTTTGAATCCCTTTTAAACCCGGTATATATCCCCTATCTCTATGATCAGCACAGATACCTAATATTAAAGGGCGGAGCAGATGCCGGTAAATCCCATTTCGCCTGTCAAAAGATTTTATATAGAACGATGCCCAAAAAAGGCCATCGTTTTTTAATTATAAGGAAAGTTAAAGACACCATAAGAAAATCAGTTTTTCAGTTATTTCAGGATTATATAACCAAATGGGATCTTGATGATGAATTTAAAATAAACAAAAACAGCCAGGTTATCACTTTTAAAAGTAATGGGAATATGATATTATTCGCCGGTGTGGATGATCCCAAGAAATTAAAATCTATCGAGGGCATAACCGGAATATGGATTGAAGAAGCCAATGAATTATATTTAGGGGATTTTCAAGAAATAAACCGCAGGCTCCGGGGAATATCCCATACCTATATGCAAATCATATTGACTTTTAATCCGGTTTTAAAATCGAACTGGACCCACAAAAGATTCTTCCAAAATGTGTCTGAAAAAGATAAAGAGAAAATAAAGATATTAACCACTACATACAAAGATAATATTTTTGCTAAAGATGATCAGGATTATATTGACATATTGGAAGGCTATACCGGCAATATGAGAAAAGTTTACACCCTGGGCCAATTCGGTATGCTGGAAAATGCCATATACACCAATTGGGAAATGATCGAGAATGACGAATTCCCGGATGATGAGCCGATCCTGGGGCTGGACTTTGGATATATAAACCCGCAGGCGCTTTTAAAAATCGTTGTAGACATGGAAGAAAAAATAATCTATATTGACCAATTATCTTATCAGACCCGGCAGCTTGTATCGAAACTGGCCGAGGAAATGAACAAGATGAAATTGAATAATTTGAGGATCATAGCCGATAGCGAAGCCCCAGAGAAGATCAACGAATTGGAAAACTGGTATTTTAAGAAAGAACGGATCAATAAAAAGACCGGAAAGTTGGAAATATTTTACGAGGAAAATAGCTTTCCATATATCGAAGGAAGCACAAAAGGCAAGGGGTCTGTCCTGGCTGGGATTGATTATGTACAGCAATTTAGAATGAAGATAACAAAGAGAAGCGTAAATGTTAAGGCCGAAGTTGAATCATATCAGAGAAGGACAGACAAAGAGGGCAATGTCATGGACGAGCCGGAAAAGGGCTTTGATCACGCTATGGATTGTATCAGGATGGTTATGTATACGGTTTATTATATGGGAGCAGGGCCGGCTTTTTATGCGCCGGAATAGGGGGTAATTATGAAGAAAATTATATTAGATTTATGCGGTGGAACAGGAGCTTGGAGTAAATATTATAAAGAGGCCGGATTTATTGTTATCGTTGTTACTTTACCATATTACGATATTTTAAAAACAATTATAGAAGGCGAATATATTATATTTAGAGGTACTAAAGAATTAAAAGTAAAGATTATTGACATCTACGGAATATTGGCCGCACCTATATGTACTCATTTTAGCTTAGCAAGAACAAGAGCAAAAACTCCAAGAGATTTTAGGTTGGGTATGGAATTGGTTATGGTTTGTTTAAATATCATCTGGGAATGTAGATATAATCATAAATTAGTTTTTTGGTGTTTGGAAAATCCGATGGGCTATCTAAGACAATTTTTAGGCAAACCAGTTTTTACTTTTGACCCTTGCGATTTTGGAGACCCTTATACAAAGAAAACCGATTTATGGGGATACTTTAATATACCTAAAAAGAAGCCGATAAAACCAAAATTTATTGATTTTGAAAGTGGTAAAAGAATGTCCAAAATGCACTACAACACTTCATTAAAATCAAGTGAAAAAAGGAAAATCTTAAGAGCAATAACCCCAGCAGGTTTTGCAAAAGCATTTTATGAGGCGAATAAACAATTTGACAATCTGTAAATAATTATGATATTATATGATATATGTTTTTATGGGGGTAAAAGATGAAAATATAAATTATTAATATGAAGGGGGTGATGTCCATTAAAGTAGCAATCCCTTTTACAAACCTTGGCATGGAAGTTAACGTAAAAAATTTACCGGCCAGGATAACAGATCCCAAATATTGGCCGGATGAGGCATCACCGATATTATGGGCGCAAGATAGTTTTAAAAATTCTGCAAATCAATTAAAAGCTTATACCGGTTGGGTTGGTGATTGTGTATCACTAATAGCCCAGCGTATGGCATCGATACCGCTACGATTATATAATAGCAAAGACGAGCTAATCAAAAAACACCCTTTTTATGATCTCATGAAATTCTTCAATCCAGACACTACAGAATTTTCCGGAAAAGAAGGCCGGTCTATATATAAAGATTTAACCGGCGAATGTTATATACTGATGGCCAAAGACGGCTTGGGAATACCCAGAGAATTATATTTCAGAAAACCGGATAATATTACACCAAAAATAAAAGATGGAATTATAGATCATTATGTTTATGTATATGAAGGTAGAGAAATTATCTATCACAAAGAAGATATTATATTTTTTAAATACTTCAATCCTACCGATCCATTCCGGGGGGCATCTCCAGTCCAGCGAAAGGCCTATGCCTATGATATTGATAAATATAATATGATCTATCAATTAAATGTTTTTAAAAACGGAGCGCATTTAAGATCCGTATTAGAAACAGATAAAAATTTATCCGAAGAACAAGTTAAAAAGATGCTAAAAATCTTCAATGATACCTACGGCGGAGCCGAAAATTCCGGTAAAACTGGGGCAGCGGTGGGTGGTCTAAAATTCAAAACCGTAGGTATATCTAATAAAGATATGGAATTTATGAACCTGGCTAACTGGACCATGAGGCATATTGCATCCGCCTATCATACGCCGCCACAAAAGTTATCCCATCCGGAACATACTAACCTGGCCAACATGAAGGCTTTAGATGTGGCATGGAATCGAGAATGTATATTACCCCGATGTGTCCAGGACGCGCAAACTTTAAATGTTACCTTAATACCGCTTTACAAGGAAGAAGGGATCTATTGTAAATATGACAATCCGGTCCCGACTGATGAAGAATTTCAATTAAAGAAAAGAGAATCCAATTTAAAGAATTTTGTCATACCTGTTAATGAAGCCAGAAAAGAAGATGGCATGGATGAGGTCCCCTGGGGAAAAGTCCCACTTGCGCCATTTAATATTGCACCGTTAGGATCGGCTACCGAGCCAGCCAAACCAGCCCCGGCCCCCGGGAAGGCTATTATTTTAAAAGAATATACCGAAGAATTTATGCGGGCATATTGGAATCAGTTTATTAAGCGGGTTACGCCATTAGAGAATGATTTTAAAAGGGGTATGATCAAGCTATTCCAGGAACAGGAATTGAGGGCATTAAGGGCTTTGAGAGGGAAGAAAAGCATAGAGACAAAGGGCGTTGATGATGTCTTACGGATAACCCATGATGAAAGGGAGATATCAAAATTCGCCGAATTTACCTTACCCCGGATAACAGAAATGGTTAAGATTAATGGAACAAACGCCTATGCCGAGCTAGGTGTATCCGGCAGTTTTGACGTAAGCAACCCAAAAGTGATAAAATGGATCAAGGCTCATGTAGGGGATTTAATTAAAGATTTAGGCGATACTACCAAAGATAAATTAAGGAAGACTTTGGCCGAAGGTGTGGCCCAGGGTGAGAAAATCCCCAGCCTGGCCAGCCGGGTAAGCTCGGTATATGATGAGGCCAAAGGCTATCGATCTAAAATGATTGCCCGGACCGAAACGATTGCATCGAGTAACCAGGGGGCATTGCAGGCCTATGATCAGTCGGGGGTAGTTAAGAAAAAACAATGGTTGGCCGAATCTGATGCTTGCGATGATTGTTTAAAATTACAGGGGAAAAAAGTTAATTTACATAGTAGCTTTGGTGAGGTTGATTGCCCGCCCCTACATCCGAATTGCCGGTGTACGATATTGCCGGTTATAGAAAAAGATTAAAGGAGATTAATAAAATGGAAAAGAAAAGTGAAAAAGATGCCATAAATAAGATAATGAAAATTAAGAAGATCCCCAAACCTAAAAAAGGGGATATAATTATCGTAAAATTAAAACAGGAAATAACCGCGGGAACAGCCATGCAATTAGATATGCAATTAACGAAGGCTTTTCCCAATAATAAATCATTAGTAT